GAAGGCACTTGGCTCATCAACCGCAAGCCAGCGGGCATCTACATTCGCGTTGCCACCACCGGAACACGCGCAACTGACTGGACCTACGCGGGCATTCTGCCGGATGTCTTCAACGACGCCAACTTCCTCCTCTATGACAACGCGGACAGCTCCAAAAATCTAGCCTTCCAACTCTCCGGCATCCCAACCGGAACCACCCGCACCGTAGATGCCCCCGCCGGCAACGGCCGCATGCTGGTCGAAGGCCAAAGCATCGGCGGAACCACCGCCGCCGCCGGAACTTTCACCACGCTCACATCATCCTCTGGCACCATCACCGCATCCACGCCTGTCAACGTCTTGCAAACATGGAACCAAAGCGGCGTCAATTTCGTGGGGCTTCTCGTCAACTGCACCGACAACGCCAGCGGATCTGGTGCACTGTTGCTGCGCTGCCAAAACACCGGCTTTGATCGGTTCACCGTAGCAAAAGACGGAACTGCCGTAGCGTCGCAGGGCATGAACGCTGCTCAATTTCTTAACACAAGTGCAAACGGCGCATTTTATTGGTCGAACGGCCCAGAACTTGTGCGCGATGCTCAAGATACGCTTGGCATCCGGCGAGGCACGAATCCGCAAACCGCAAACATCTACAACACCTTCACCTCCTCCACGAACCACGAACGCGGCTTCCTCAAGTGGAGCAGCAACGTGTTTCAGATCGGGACGGAGAAGGGAAGCGCGGGCGGGACGGCGAGGGAATTGCGTTTGCAGACAGACGGCACCGACCGATTGACTATTGATACCACCGGTCAAGTCGGCATCGGCATTGCACCAGCTCGTCCTCTGCACATTCAAGGCAGCGCAGCATTTGTTCGCGTAGATCGTGTCAGCACATTTGGCCCCGCCCTATTGCTTACGCGCATGACCACTGCGCCAACCGTAGATAGCTCATGGCTATTTGGGCCAACGACAAATATCGCAGGTGTCGCCAACGACGATTTCGCCATCATTGACTTTGGAACGGCAACCACCGGAACAAGCGGCACGCAACGGCTGACAATTTCCAAGTCAACAGGCCAACTAACGGTCAACGGCAACCTCAATCTTTCGACCAAGGATCTCGTCACCGACACCACGACCGGCACCAAAATCGGCACCGGCACCACGCAGAAGCTTGGATTCTTCAACGCGACACCCGCAGTGCAACCCGCCGCCGTAGCCAACGCCACCGACGCCGCCAGCACGCAAGACCGCCTCAACGATCTGCTCGCCCGCCTCCGCACCTTGGGCCTCATCGCCACCTAATCTTATGCTAACCAACCCTAATCCCATCGAAGTCCCCGCCGTAGCCGCCAAGGTCTACGACCGCCTCCACGTTTACAGTCTGTCCGCTATCCAGCCGACAGCGGACTCTGGCTCCATCACCGTGGAGCTTTTGCCCGCCACCGAGAGCGGCGAACTCGCCAGCGGTTCGCTCGTCCAAAAGATGACGGCTCCGCTCAACCCCGAAATCATGGCAGCGGTTCCCGAACTCGCCGCCGCGTTTGAGGCAGTCCTCGCCGCGATTCCCGCGACCCAAGCCTATTTGGCCAGCCAGCAGGAGGTTCCCAATGAGTAAGACCGTCACACTCACAGAGGCAGAAGCCAAAGTCGTCATGCAGTGCCTCGATCTCGCCGTCAAAACAGGCGGATTAAACGCCGCCGCGCAGATCCTGCCGCTCGCTACGAGCATCGAGAAACAACTCACGGAGGAAGCGCCCGCTGCTGAATAATGAGGACTGTCACCTTACAGTCTATTCTTTTGCGCGCATGGCAACGCGCCGGAAACGATGGCAGCGACATCGCTAACATCCCATCCGGCGCCCGCACCATGATGGTCGCCGCCGCCAACGAGCGCATCGCCGACTGCTGGGAGTGGGCGGATTGGCCGGAACTCATGCGCGTCGAAAGCCGCACCGTGCAGGGCGATGCTACGAACGGCTATTACATCGACTACGAGCAGAGCGGCCAGACCGCCATGGGAGAGGTCTTTGGCGTCCTAAGAGACAACCCTGCAACCCACGCCGCTCCCCGCGCCATTGGCTATACGCTCCTCGGAGACGCCATTCGCTTCCCCGAAGACACCGACCTGCCAACTAGCGTCTGGGTCAACTTCCGAGTCCGCCCGACCGAATACTCGGCGAGCAACCTCACCGCGACAGTGCCCGCCGTCATCGCAAAAGCAGTCGGCTACCTCCTGACATCGGATCTGCAAACCGAAGACGGCCAGCTCGACAAAGCACTCGCCATGGAACAGATGGCCGAGTCCGAGCTGATCTCCCAGCGCGACAAATATTACTTTCAGCAGGGCCAACCCTCCATGTGGACCGCCCGCGTCAACCAATACTAAATTATGCACCCGAATACCCGCATCACCAACCGCACGTCCGGCAGCCAATTCATCGGCGACACCAACACCGTCACCGCTGACATCGTCTCCATCGACGTGATGACCGACACCAAGTTCCACACGCTCACTGGCAACCTGACCGGCGCCGCGAACGCCACCGAGGCCAGCGCCGCGCTCATCAAGGCAGGCACGACCCTCGACGGCTCGTTCAGCGCCATCAAGCTGCACAGCGGAACGGTCATCGCCTACCGCAAATAGCCATGAGTCTGCTGCATAGCCACATGAGCACGGTCGAGCGCGGGGCGCTGGGGACGTTTGCCAGCATCGGCTCGGCGGCTGTCTCGCTGGTTTCGCAGCTTGAGGTCTACCTTCGAGTCGCCGGCCTTTGCGTCGGTCTGGCAGTCGGTGTGGTCACTTTAATTTCGGTCCTCCACGACCTGCGCAGAAAACAAAAAGAGAACAAATGAGAAACTGGAAAACAACGACCATCGGCATCCTCACAATCATCATCGCCATCTCCACCGGAGCCAAGGAATACCTCGCCACGGACGCGCTGCCCGACCTCGGACTTATCGTCACGTCGATCCTCGCTGGCTGGGGCTTGGTGCAGGCCAAGGACAATAACGCCCGACTCTAATGAAATGCCGCCCGCAGTTCGCCGCAGCAATGGCCATCGCGCTCATCCTTGGTGGGTGCGTAACCATTCCTCTTCCGCCGATGGACGGCGAGAAAGTGCAAGCGGGCGACTGGGGGTCAATCAAGGTGATGATCACTTACGTTCCCAACATCAACAACCTCGTTCAGTCCTACAAGGAGTGGAGAAAGCCCGAACAATGAAGTCATTCGTAGAACGCCAACTCGTCCGCCTGCTGCTTTCGCGCGGCGGTCCCCTGCTCCAAAAGCTCGTCACGGCTGCCGCTGCTGCTGCTATCACCTACCTCGCCACCAAAAGCGGCTTCGATGTCCGCGCTCTTGGTCTCAACGAGGCGGTAGTTGCCGGTGTCATTTGGGGCATCATCGACGTGATCGTCACCAAGCTGCCCGCCAACATCCTCAAGGACTACGGCCGCCAAATCCAAGCGCTTCTCAACGCCCACGGTCGCGGCGTCTTGCTCAAAGAAGACGGCTACGTCGGCCCCGTGACCGTTGAAGCCGCCGCCGCTGAACTCGCTAACCCGCGATGATCCCAAAGAACCGACCACAGCAAAAGCGGATCGACACTGAGCGCCAGCTAAAGAGCGCCGGTGTCAGTGATCCGGTGTGCTTGGTCGGCATTCGCGGCTACTACCGCGATTCGATGGGGGCGAAGGGGAAGAATGACGTGGGCTTATTTGATGACGCCATCATTTTGATCTCCCCCAACGCTCACATTGCGTGGAACGCCAACGTGGACCCAACGCGGCTTGGATGGAACCCGAAGGTCCGCAAGCCGATGGCGCAGCTCAAGGCTGGCGTTTACCGCTACAAGATCGGCAAGCACGGCCTGCGCACCGGCAGCCCCTACACCGCCTTGGTGCAGGCTGGTCCGGTGACAGTGCATCGCGGCGACAAGGAAGAGACAGGGTTTTTCGGAATAAACATCCACGCCGCCGGCCGCACGACATCCTCGGAAGGTTGTCAGACGGTCCCGCGTGCTGGCGGGCAATGGGATTCCCTGATCGCCACCGTGCAGTCGGAGATGAAGCGCAACAACGCCAAGACAGTCTCTTACGTCCTCACCCAGCCCCGCAGGGATCTGGCCTAACCCTCAACCCTCAACTCTCAACTAATCATGGCCAAAACCATCTCACAACTACCAGACGCAACATCCGTTGCCGATTCTGACGAACTTATTGTTCAACAAAGCGGCATTACCAAGCGAGCAAGCAAACTTGAAGTGCTGGCCGGAATTAAAAACGCCAGCATTGCCAGCGATGCCGCCATTGCCTTCAGCAAGCTCGCTGCTCTTGACAGCGCCAACATCCTCGTCGGCAACGGCAGCAACGTGGCGACCAAGGTTGCTGTGACTGGCGACGTGACGATCAGCAATGCGGGTGTGACGGCGATTGGCAGCGCCAAGGTGACGCCGACGATGCTGACTCAGCCGCTCACGCTCGCCACCGCACAAAACACCACCAGCGGCACCAGTATCGATTTCACTGCTATACCGTCTTGGGTGCGAAGGATTACGGTGCTGCTTAGTGGAGTAAGCCTCAGTGGATCAAGCAACCTGTTAATTCAGCTAGGTGATTCCGGCGGCATCGAAACCACGGGATACGCTGGCTCTTCGGTAGTGGCCGGAAACGCAGTAGCTTCGGCCGGCGCTCTTTTTACCACAGGCATAGGCGTGATGGGCAACTTTGCATCAAACATCATTCACGGAGTCGTGGTGATTCATTTGGCTGGTTCCAATTTGTGGGTGGCAGGCGGATCGTATGGTTATGAAAATGCGGCCTTTTCTGGCAGCACCGGAGGATCAAAAACCCTTTCCGGCACCCTCGACCGCGTCCGCTTAACCACCGTCAACGGCACCGACACGTTCGACGCCGGTTCGGTGAATATCATGTATGAAGGCTAACCGCTAATGTCCCTTGAAAGTCCAGTGCAACGCGATGGTGACGCCGGTTTTATCGGCTACGCATCTCGCTTAAATCCGATCAACTTGCCAGCCGGTGTGCTGCAAGTTTCGGAGAATATGCGCTTGGATCGCGGCGTAGCAACTACGCGCAGGGGCGCCAAGCGGATGGCCAGCGGCGTGGCGCCAGCCAATGCGCCGCTCACCGTGCCGTTTAACTTGGCCGTAAGCGAAGGCACCGGAGATCCGGTGGTGCGCAGCATCTATACCGGCGGCGTGCTCGCTTCGGCGGTGGTCCGCTCGCCAGATGCCGTGAACAGCTTTGAGCTGGCGGTGCTCGCCGCGCCCGCCGAGGCGTATCTGCAAATCTTTGATGACGGCAGCGGATTTAGCGCAACGTGGGGCAGCGGAACGATCTTAGTCACCGATGGCGTCAACCCCGACGAGCCGCTGGTAACGGACAGCGACGAGGAAATCATTTCAACAAACTTGCCGTCCACGCTGACGTATCCTTCCGGCGAAACGATTGAGCAGAGCGACAAGGTTTCGATGGTGCAGGCATTCAACCGCCTGTATCTCTTCCGAGAAGCCAGCACTCTGCGCGAGGAATACCGGACGAGCGGAATTACGACCGGCGGCATTACGGTGTCGGGCACCACGGCGACGGTCAATCTAACGGGCCACGGCTACAGCGCCGACATGCGGGTGCGGATTGAGGGGAGCAATGTCGCTGCCTTTGACGGCGTAGAATACGACATTGCCACGGTCGCCACGGATTCCTTCACGATCACCGTGCCGTCTGGCACCGCGCAGGACACGACCACCACCGGCCGCACCGTGCGCCGTGTGAAGGCGCCTCTCTACTGGGATCTCGACCCAGCAACCGATTTTGTCCGCAGCCCGGGCGGCGTGCCGGCCGTGGGCGCAACATTCAAATCGCTGCACTCGGTCCCGTGGGCGGCCTACGTCAACAATCGCTTGGTGGTGCCGAGCGGGCGCGATGGCGTGCTTCTTTCGGACTGGCTGGACCCCGAGGTCTACGATCCGTTCTGGCAATCCTTCCGCGCGAACCAAGGGAGCAACGACTACTTGGTCGCCGTGCAGCCGTGGGTGGAGGGCAAGTTTTTGGTCTTCATGCGCAAGTCGATCTGGCTGGCTACCGTGGCGCAGTTCAGCAGCACAGACGGCTCGGACTTCAGCATCGACACGCCTCTGTCCAAGCTGGAGTTACTGACTGACGAGGTCGGCTGCTTGGCCCGCAAGACGATTGCGGTGGCTGGCCAGTATGTTTTCTTTCTGTCTGACGCCGGCGTCTACCGTCTCGACGCGCGCCTTGATCTGCAACTTCGCGGCGACACCAAGCCGCTCAGTGATCCGATTGTCGACCAGTTTGAACGGTTAGATCCGGTAGCCTCCGAGAGCGCAGTCGGCGTCTGGCACGACAACCGTTACTGGCTGGCCGTGCCGCAAACGGCAGGCGCCAATCCGCGCGCGTGGCTCTTTATTTGGTCGGCCCTCAACGATCAGTGGGAGACGCGTGACGAATACGGCTTTGGCATTGATGACCTTTTGGTCGTCACGGAGGGAAGGCGTCGCCGCGTCATGGCAACCTCGCAGGCAGGCACTATTATGATGCTCAACGAGGAGCAGGCCGGCGACAACGCGCCCGATCCTTCCATCACTGGCTATGTCGGGACGGTCGCCGGTCGCATTGTCACCCGCCGCTACGGCATGGCCAGCATGCACACCAAGCGGTTCCTTCGCTCACTCTCGGATGTGGTCTTGCCGGATACCGCAAGCATCACGGTGAAGGCGCGGCTGACCAATCCAGATGCGGAGATCACGCTGGTGCCGGGTCAAGCCAATACGTCTGGCTTGAGCGAGGACTACACTTTGAAGCAGCCGATCCGCCAGAAGGCGCATTACTGCGAACTTGAATTTTTAACCACGGCCAACCGGCCCGAAATCCGCAACGTCTCCATCGAGGCGGCAGGACCGAGCATGCCGCCGACCGAGACGCGCAATGCGGCTTAACAACTAAGGAGAAGAAAAATGGCAAATGTAACAGCAGGATATGTTTGGGCTTCAGGCGAGACCGTGACCCCGACGAAACTCAACTCGGCGGCAGCGCCGACTGTGGTGGTGGCGGACAATGAGATTACCACGGCAAAGATTTTGGACGCCAACGTGACGGCGGCGAAGCTGGCGGCCTCGCTGGACTTGAGCAGCAAGACAGTGACGCTGCCGGACGCAAGCGTTGGGCAAGCAAAGCTGGCAGCCAATATTGCTGGCAGTGGACCGATAGTGTTTGCGTCTTCGGCCACCAACCAATCAATTCCTAACGCAACATTCACAAAAGTAACTTTGGGAACTGAAGGCGCTGACACCAACAATAACTTTGCCTCCAGCCGATTCACGCCAACAGTCGCTGGCTATTACCAGTTTGCGGCCAATTCTCAAGTAGCTGGATCGGCGACAAGTTTGGTTTTGGCTGTCTACAAAAACGGAGCAACAAACCTTCTCGGCTCCTATAATGACGCAGCGGCATTTCGCGCCACGGTTGACGGACTCATTTTTATGAACGGCAGCACCGACTATGCAGAGCTATTCGCGTGGCATAACAGTGGAGTGGCCAAAGACATCAGCTCAAACTTCAACGCCTGCTTGATTCGGGCGGCTTAAAAACGGAGGCACGTCGCCATCTTTCGATGACCCCATGGCAAAAGGCAAAACAATGGCACGACGAGCACGTCACGGACGAGACCTTCGAGGAAACCCTCGGATGGCACCTCACGCACGGCTTGGTCTACTCGACACCGGGGGTCTTCCTCTTGGCGCGTCAGGTATACTGGGACGCAGAGCAGGAGGAGATTCACGATGACGGCGAGCCGAATGCTTGGTTCGTGGAGCTGGCTGCTTCTGCTGGGTGCGCAAACCCTGTGCGGGAGTTTATGCGTGTGGCGTCACGGCCGCAGCAGTGGGCGCTTTGGTGCCGGCATAACACATTTGAAATCAAAGCCCATGACTGGGCGAAACTAAGCAAGAAAGTGAGGCTATAATTATGGGAGGTGGAGGAGGCAAAAAACAAAAGAGACCGCAGGTAGAACACCCTGCGCCCTTGGACGTTAAGGCAATCATGCAGGCCGGCAGCGAAGCCGCCGTGAAGCAGATCCAAGAGGAATACCGGCAGCTCATCGCCAATTACCCGACGCTGGAAAACCTGTCTTTCGGCACGGTGAACCGCATCCGTGGACTGCTCAACAACCAAGAGACGCAAGACGCGCAGTCCGCCGTGCGCCGCGCCATGGCCTTCAGCCGTGACGAAGACGCCGACCCGACCAGCATCGAGCGACGACTCTACGACGACACCGAGCGCGACTTGGCGCTTGGCCGTTCACTCTCACCGGAGCAGGAGCGCGCAGCACAGCAGTCCGCCCGCGCCGCTTTCGCGGCCAGAGGCTTGGGCACGTCGATGGGTGGCAGCGCCGCCGAGATCCTCAACCGTGACGCCATGGCTACTCAGCGAGAAGCCGAGCGGAGGGCGGCGGCGTCTCAGGCGAACAACATGATGATGGGCAATGTCATGAGTCGTCGCGGCATGATGGCCGACAACCTCTACGCCGGCGCCGGAAACTTGCTGGCGGTTGATCCGCAGAACCGCGCGCTGGGCATCGGGCTGCAAAGCGCCCAGAACCAGCAGGGCATGATGATGAACCAGATCGGCAGCGCCTTCTCTGGCGCCAACCAAATGGCGGGCAACGCGGCGAGCTTCAACTTCAACGCGCAAGAAAGCCGCAACAATGCCGCGCTGAACAACTGGGCGTCCATGCGCGCGGCGCAGATGCAAGCCGGCGCGGCCAACAACTCGGCGACCATGGGCATGATCGGCACCGGCGTGGGCGCTGCGGTGGGTATCGGCGTCATCGCCATCTAACTTATGGAGCAACTGGTCAAAGATACATGCCGGAAGGTGGAGCGCTGGCTCGCGGCCAGCGCCAACCCCGTTGTGCTTTGGAGCGGCGGCAAGGACTCGACGGCCATGCTGCACCTCATCCGCCACAAGGTGGGCGCCAAGCTGCCGGTGATCCAGTGGCGCGAGCCGCGCTTCCGGCATCGCTATGCTTACAGCGACATGCTGGCCGAGGCGTGGGACTTGGAGATGTATGACTACGCGCCTCTCGGCTATGCGCTGACAGACGGCTACGACATCGAGACCGGCATTCCGCGCTTTGACTTCATCAAGCTCTACCAGATCGGCACCAAGTCGCTGGCGCTCTGCCTCGGCACCGAAGAACCGCAGCCGGAGGAGCTGGCCAGCGGACGCTATCTGTGCGGCTTGGACTGCCTCAAGCGCCCGACCGGCACCTTCAACTTCCCGTGGGATGCCGCCTTCCACGGCCAAAAGAGCGCCGACGTGGATCTTATCAAAGGCCAAGTGCCGCTCGCGCAGGACGTTTTGGTGCAGGCGGGCATTCCTACGCAGCTCTACCCGATGCGCCACTGGTCGGATGCCGACATCTGGAACTACCTTGAAGCCGAAGGCGTGCCGAATGACGAGACGCGCTACGAGAAGGCGGACGGCGTGTGGCGACACCGGAAGGATAAGAGCGCAAACAGCGACTACTACCCTGTCTGCTGGAACTGCGTGAACCGGCACCTCGGCGGCACCGTCTGGTGCCCGAAGAATCAATGCGAGACGAACAACATCAGCCATCTAGCACCCTACATCGACCTGCAGAGCGAGGCGCAGGGCTTCCGCCCGACGTGGAGCGATACGACTGTCAACGGTGTGGCGCATGCTGCAGTCACAAGTGGAGCTGGCCAGTCCTACGACGCGACCGAAGCGATGCCGCTGGCATCCCGCAATGGATGCTTAGAGACGACTACCCTTTGATGAAGACGACCAACAACCGCTGCGTGGCGCTGACCGGCGAAGTCGGATGCGGCGTCTCTTGCTCAATTTACAACAACCGACCAAACGCCTGCCGCGCGTTTGTGGCGGGATCACAACTGTGCCTTGAGGCACGGGCTGCGGCGGGAATTAAGGAGGAATAAAATTATGTTCGGGTATGCACCTACAGTAAATGATCAGAGCGGAGCGATCCGCGGACAGGGAATTGTCAACTCGGCGCAGATGAATGCGCAGGCGAAGGTCCAACTGGCCAATGATATTGGCGGGGCTTTGGTTAGCTTGGCTGGGGCTTATGGGCAGTCATCAAAAGACAACAAGGCTCAAAAGCGCAACTTTGAGGGGATGTATAACTTTCTCTCCAGCAAGAACATGCTGTCACCGGAGCTTGACGCCACGCTCCAAGGCTTTGCCCAAAAGAAAGACTTCGCCTCGGCCAACGCTTACATCGCCCCATATCTGGCAGAGCTAGACTTCGGCCGCAAGTCGATGCTCGCCGGTCGTAGCGGGTTCTTTGATGGGGCGGGCAACTGGCAGATGGCCATGCCGGCGCAGGCGGCAAACCCCGCTAACCAAGAGGGCTTTGTTGTAAAATGACAAACACAAACGCACTGCCGACCATTCCCCCGGCCGAACAGGCTGGCAAAATGCTGCTCAACGAAAACGACATCTTCCGCATGATGGGCAAGGCTCCCGGCTACGCCCCGACAGACCAAGAGCTGGCGAGCGCGCGGGCCATGATTAAGACGTTCAACACGCGGCAGCTTGAAACCGTTTTTGGATACAAGGAGCCGACAAACGTGGTGAAATACAACACGGCTACAAATGAAGTAACCGACGAAGTTTATTCTGTCGGCCGCAATGCCCGTGACGAAATTGTTGAGCGCATCCCGGAAGAGTTAATCCAAACAACGGACGGATTTCAGCGGTATTTGGGCGCCGGCCGCACTGCCGACCTGAGAAACACCAACCGAATGGACACGCCAAAGGGATACGCCGCGATGAGCGGCGGGTGGATGGGTGGCCAGCAGCCAACCGTTGGCATGAACAACGATGCCGCCCGCGCAGCCGCAGCGGCACAGCAAGGACAGGCAGCGCCGGCACAAGATGCAGCGCCGGCGCAAAAACCCTTCACGATGAAAACGGCAGAGGGCCAAACGCTGACATTCTCCAATGCTTACGACATTCGTGCCGCCCTTATGCGTGGCGAGCTGACAGTCCCCGAGGCGGACGCTGCAATCAAACAGTCAGGCTTTCAAATCCCCCGATAACCAATCGTGGATAAAGATGTTCAAAGATTCCTCGGCGTCAGTGATGCCGACCGCGAGGCTTACGAACGTGAGCAGCAGCAGATATTGGCCGAATCGCAAAGCAGCCAATGGGAAGAGTCCGTTCCAGACCAAAAGCTAGACATTGCACCGGAGAACGAGACACTGCCCCCGCTTTCCGGCGGCGCATCTGTTGATCCCGTTGCGGGCAGCGCGCCCCCCGAGGAGTTGCCGTTATTCAACGACGGAAGCGCTCCAGACGCAGCCGCAGAAGCGGATGCCATGCTCGATGCAAACCAGCAGCCACTTTATAGCGACGAAGAAGTAACTTCGTTTTTGACCGGCGACATGCCACCCGAAGGAACCGGGGCGTCGCCATCTGGAGGCGGCGGAGGGTTCGGTGTAGTTGGAGAAGACCCCTCATTCACCCCGCAGTCTGCCATTGACGCATTCCTCCTCGCCCCGGAAGAAAGCGCCTCACCTGACGGCATCCCATCGCTCAACCTTATTCGCGGCAACAACATTGCCAGCACATGGAACGCCTTTCAGCGCGGGTGGGCCAGCGCCGGCATGGCTATGGAGATGGATGCCAGTCAGCCCAACCCCGAGGCAGTCATCGCTTATCAGCAAGAGATCCAGAAGTTGCCGCCATCGCAGGCTTACTCCGTTACAATGGACGACAGCCGCCCACCGATGGAAAGCTGGCAGGCATTTAGCAGTAATCCGGTCGGAGTCTTTGGAGAGCTGATCGGCGAGTCCATGGCCGGCTTCGCCCGCCAAATGGCGAACAAGGGTGTGGCGCCAATGGTTCTCTGGACGGGCGCCGGGGCGTTTCTTGGAGGGTCAAAGGGTGCATTGCTCGGGGCAAGGGCCGGATATGCAAACGCCGTGGGACTGGCCAGCCATTCGATGGAGATGAGCAGCGGCATCTTGGATTCTTTCCAGAGGGCAGGCATCGACATTGCCGATCCGCAGGCGCTGACCGAAGGACTGCAAGACCCCGAGCGTATGGCTTTGGCCAGAGAGTTTGCCGAGAAGGGCGCCGTGCCTGTCGCTACCTTCGATGTGGCCAGCGCACTACTGGCCGGGAAACTTGTTGGCCGGCAGGGCACGAAGGTCGCAGGGCGGCTTGCTGCCGGTGCTATTGAAACGGCGGTTCAGTCGTTCATGGGTGGGGCTGGAGAGGCCAGCAAGCAACTTGCCCAAGACGGTCGAATCACCAGTGGCCGAAGTGTCCTAGCGGAGACGGCGGCCGACTCTGTGATGGGCGGCATTGACATTGCGGTAGGCACAAGGCTTGAGCGTGCCCGCGAACTTCCGCTGGGCAACGCTGCGGTCATACCCCAAGAGCAACTTCGGGCCGGCGATGTCAATGTGGAGATGGGCGGCCAAACAATTTCTATTCCCGCACGACCGATGGGACGCACACCGAACATGGCTCGGGCCACGCAGCAAAACATTGCCGCCAATGCCGCCGCCGGTGGGACTGCCCCCTCGCCAGTGGTGCCACAACCGGCGCCAGCAACGCAGCCCGCGCAGTCGCAGCCAGCACAGGGATCGGTCCCGCCGCCACCATCCCCTGCCCCAGCCAACACCAATCCCGAGCAACGTCCCCGCCAATTTGAGGAGAGGGCGAGCGAGATGCCCAATGTGCCCGCGCAGACGCAAAGCCTCATGGGCAGCGTCTATGATGTGCAGCGGTTCAAGGACTCCATTGAAGCCGCCAAGGCATGGATCAATGACTACGGGCTGGATGCCGCGCGGCAGCTCATGGCGGAAATTGCGTTGACCGATGACCGCAGAGCCATGACGCCGGTGGAAATTTCCATCGCCGTGGAATTGGCCGGCCGCCTCGGAGCCATGCAGGACTACAACGGGCAGGCCACGGTGCTGAAAACGGTAAGCCGCAAGGGCCAGACCATGGGCGCCGCCATCGCCCATCTCAAGATCATCGGCATGATGACGCCGGAAGGCATTGTCATGTATGCCAACCGCATGATTGAGGACTACATCAGCACCCTACCGCCCGAGCGGCAGGAAGCATTGCGCAAGGCGCAGTCTGTGGTGGATCAAATCGGGGCAACGGTGGCGCAGGCCAAGACGGACATTGCCAATTCCGTGCTGAAGGAGGGGCAGTTCAACGGTGAGCGCATCGGTCTGCGCATCAGTCGCCGCGCCGGCTCCGTCGCACAGGGAGAACAGGTCATGGTGGCCATCCGCGACGTGTTGACCGGCCCCAGCGTGAAAGAAGCGGCCAAGCCGCAGATTGCCAAGATCCTGCAAGACACAGGACTTTCCAAAGGAGAAGCGGAATCCGTCGCATCCAACATTGCCAACCAATTTTACAAAGCCATCGATCAAGTCCGCGCGCAGCTTATCGCTCCCCGTAAGCCGACCACGGGCGAGGCACTGAAGATATTCAACCAACTGCAAGCCGACTTGAAGGCGGGCAACCTAACCGACTCGCAATACATGTCGAAGGTGGCTTCGATCTTTGGCGTCCCCGCCATGACGCCAGAGCTGGCGGCAGAACTGAACCGTTACCGCGAACAGATCCAAGCGACCACGGACGAAGACGTGAAGACGGTGCTCACCGCCAAGATGTATGAGCGGGCCATGAGCATCGTGCCGCAAGACATCTGGGCGCAGACGCGCGCCGTGGCCTACCTCTCCATGCTGTTCGCTCCCAAGACGTGGATCAGAAACATCGGCGGTAACACCATTCAGTTCATCGCCAACATCGGGCGAGACGCTTTCATCAACATGGTCGCCGACCCAACGCTCGGGCTATTTGATGGCGGAAGGAGGACTACCGCCTCGGGCATCGGCCTCATGGGCGCGGCTGGTCGCACGGCGGCTGGCGCTGCCACGGGTGCAGCCATCGGATCAGTCGTTCCAATCATTGGCACCACGGCCGGCGCGGCCATCGGTGCCGGTGCGGGACTGATCTACACTGCGTCCGGCGGCAAGCGCATCTCGGCCATGCTCACGCCGGCCCAAGACTTTATGAAAGGGTGGAAGTGGGCGGCCAAGCAGAACGCTTCCAACACCCCAAGCGAACGCAAAAGCGAATTCATGGCCGGACTTAGCCACTTGCGCGTCATGTCCAAGCTCACAACGCAAAACAAGTGGGAGTTTGGCGATGTGAAGGATGTGAACCGGCAACTGTTCAGCGGTCGTGCCATGCAGATGTTGGAGTCCACGCTGTCTGTCGCCCTCGGCACTGCTGACCGCGCCTTCTGGATGGCGGAATACAGGTCGCGCCTCTCACAGATGGAAGCTGCGGCCAAGAAGAACGGCGAATGGACCGGCCAGCCCACGCCCGAAATGATTGAGGCAGCACAGGCGGATGCCATGTATGCCATTTATCAGAACCCGAACTTCACCAGCAAACTCATCGCCGACCTTCGACGCACGCTCAACCGCAACAAAGAGTTTGGCCTTGGCACGGCCATCGTTCCGTTCGCCCAAGTCCCCGGCTCCATCGTGGAGAAAGGGTTCGTTGACTGGTCGCCCCTTGGGTTTATCCGCAACATCTACAGCGGAA